GTTTCTTGGCAAATTCCCTCATAAGAAAGTTATTATGGCGTCGCATACGGCTGACCTTGCTGTTAACTTTGGTCGTCGGGTTAGAAATTTGGTGGGTGCTGATGCTTATAAAGATATCTTCCCACAGGTAGAACTACAAGCTGATAGTAAATCGGCATCACGATGGGGGACAAACTTTAATGGAGAATATTTTGCAATTGGTGTGGGTGGTGCCCTCGCTGGTCGCGGGGCTGATTTGTTTATCATTGATGACCCACACTCTGAACAGGATGCTAAGCTTGGACGAGCTGATGTATTTAAGCCTGCTTGGGAGTGGTTTCAGTCTGGCCCTCTTCAACGTCTTATGCCGGGCGGCGCGATTATTGTAGTGATGACTCGGTGGTCTAAGTTAGACTTGACTGGTGAGATTGTGAACCAGATGGTGAAACAAGAAGGTGTAGACGAGTGGGAAGTAGTAGAGTTCCCAGCTATTATTGAGAACTCTTAGCAAAGAAAGCTGCGTTAGATGTTCGGTACTGGAATGCGCAATACTTACAAAACCCGGTGTCAGAAGAAGGGGCTTTAATTAAAAGAGAGTGGTGGAAGATATGGGAAGGGGAAGATCCTCCTCAATGTGAGTTCACCATTATGTCTCTAGATGCTGCACAGGAAGCGACAAACAGAGCAGACTATAATGCATTAACAGTATGGGGCGTCTTTTTTAACGAAGAAACCAATAATTATAATATAATACTATTAAATAGTATTAAGCAACGACTAGAGTTCCCAGAGTTAAAAGAACTTTGTATACAAGAGTATAAAGATTGGGAACCCGATGCATTCTTAGTAGAAAAGAAATCTAACGGCGCTGCACTCTATCAAGAGTTTAGACGGATGGGTATTCCTGTCGGTGAATTTACTCCAGGTAAAGGCCAAGATAAAATAAGTCGAGTTAATGCTGTGTCAGATCTATTTAGAAGTGGTATAGTGTGGGCTCCAGATAGACGATGGGCACATGAGGTTATAGAAGAGTGTAATGATTTTCCAAGTGGCGCTAATGACGACTTAGTGGATAGCACAACACTTGCATTGATGAGGTTTAGACAAGGTGGATTTATTAGGTTACCTAGTGATGAACCAGAAGATATACCAGGATTTAGAAGTAATTCACAAAAAAGATTATATGCACTATAAGGAAATAATATGGCGGACATAGATAAAAGTTTAGCACAAGCACCTCAAGGCCTAGAAGAATTAGCGATGGGTCAACCTGACTTAAGTATTGAAATTGAGAATCCAGAATCAGTGACACTTGATGACGGTAGTATGGAGATCACAATCATTCCGGGTAAAGACGTTGCTGGCGATGAATTCAATGCTAACTTAGCAGACGATTTAGATGAAGGACAACTTACAGAATTATCAGGTGATTTGATTGGCGAATATGATGCCGACATTGCATCTAGAAAAGATTGGCTAACTACCTATGTAGATGGCTTAGAATTATTAGGTCTTAAAGTAGAAGACCGTACCGAACCGTGGCCTGGGGCATGCAATGTGTACCACCCCTTGATGACAGAAGCGCTGGTTAAATTCCAAGCTGAAACTATGATGGAGACATTCCCAGCATCGGGCCCAGTTAAAACACAAATCGTTGGTAAGATCACGACGGAAAAAGAACAAGCTGCAGAACGTGTTCAAGAAGATATGAACTATCAGCTTATGGATAAAATGCCTGAGTATAGACCTGAACATGAACGCATGTTATGGGGACTAGGACTAGCAGGTAACGCGTTTAAAAAAGTTTACTATGATCCAAACTTAGAACGCCAAGTTTCTATGTATGTACCAGCAGAGGATATCGTAGTTCCATACGGTGCATCTAATTTAGAAACAGCAGAACGTGTCACACACGTCATGCGTAAGACAAAAAACGAATTAAGAAAATTAATGGTAGCGGGGTTCTATCGTGATGTAGACCTTGGTGAACCATTCTTAGATGTTGACGAAGCAGAGAAAAAGATTGCAGAGAAGTTAGGATTTAATCCTACAGAGGATGACAGATATAAGATCCTTGAAATGCATGTCAATATGGATTTAGAAAATGGTGACTCTGATGATGGTATTGCATTACCATACGTAGTAACTATTGAAAAAGGTACAGGCACGATTTTAGCAATACGCCGTAACTGGAATCCAGATGATAAATTAAAATTAAAACGTCAACACTTTGTTCATTACGGATATATACCAGGCTTTGGTTTCTATTGCTTCGGTTTAATTCATTTGATAGGTGCTTTCGCCAAATCAGGTACTATGATCTTACGTCAACTTGTTGATGCAGGTACCCTATCAAACTTACCAGGTGGACTTAAATCACGCGGCCTACGTATTAAAGGCGATGACACACCCATTGCACCGGGCGAATTCCGTGACGTAGATGTACCAAGTGGTGCGATCCGCGATAACATTTTAATGTTGCCTTACAAAGAACCTTCACAAGTTTTAAATAGCTTGATGAATCAAATCATCGAAGAAGGTCGTGCGTTTGCTAATGCTGACGGATTAAAAGTTTCAGACATGTCTGCCAACGCTCCAGTCGGTACTACATTAGCTATTCTTGAAAGAACTCTCAAAGTAATGTCAGCTGTACAAGCTCGTATTTACTATGCGATGAAGCAAGAGTTTAAACTTCTTAAAGTTATTATTCGTGACTACACCCCACAAGAATATTCATACGAACCTGAAGTAGGTGATAGAAGAGCTAAACAAGCTGACTACGATAATGTGGATGTAATTCCAGTAAGTGATCCAAATGCAGCAACGATGTCACAGAAAGTTGTGCAGTATCAAGCTGTTATGCAAATGGCTCAACAATATCCACAGATCTATGATCTTCCAGAACTTAATAAACAAATGCTTGAAGTATTAGGCATTAAAAATATTAATAAGCTTATTCCTAGCTCAGATACTATGACGCCGAAAGATCCTGTAACAGAAAATATGGCGATTATTAATGGTAAACCAGTTAAAGCGTTTATCTACCAAGATCATCAAGCTCATATTCAAGTACATATGGCAGCGATGCAAGATCCTAAGATTCAACAAATGGTTGGACAAAATCCGATGGCTCAAACTATTCAAGCTGCAGCGATGGCACACATTAATGAGCACGTTGCATTCGAGTATAGAAAACAACTTGAAGAACAATTAGGTGTACCACTACCAGCTCCAGATGAAGTATTACCAGAAGATGTTGAGTTTGAAATTTCTAAACTTATGGCTCAAGCAGCAGGTAAATTATTAACTAAAGACCAAGCAGAAGTTCAACAACAACAAATTGAACAACAGCAACAAGATCCAATTATTCAAATGCAACAACAAGAGTTAGCTCTTAAAGCACAAGACTTACAACTTAAAGCGCAAAAAAATCAAGCAGATATTGAGATTGAGCACATGAGAGTTGACATTGAAAAAATGAGAGTTGAATCACAAGAAAGAATTGCTGGCGCTACATTAGGTGCACAAGCAGTTAAATCAGAAAAAGACTCTGAGATTAAACAGTTTACAGAAGGTACTAGATTAGGCATTCAAGCAGTTAAAGATAGCGCTGACCGAGACCTTCGCCAAGAACAAGCTCAACTACAACACCAAGCTCAAATGGAGCAAGTTAAAGTACAGCAAAGGAATCAACAACCTAAGGAGTAACACATGGACCAAACGCTAGAGCTATTATTGTCTCGAATAGATGATCAGCGCAAAACAGTATTAACAAATTTAGGAGACGGAGCGGCAAAGGATTTTGCTTCGTACCAAAATATGACAGGATATATTCGAGGTCTATCCGTCGCAGAAAGTATCATAAAAGACCTTGCACAAAGAATGGAGACTTTTGACGATGAGTGACATACTCACAATGAATAAGAATTTGGTAGATGCAAATGGTCGACCAATTATTGTTCCAAAGATTGAAGATATAAATGCAGAAGATATACCGATTGAAGAACGTGGTTTACAGTTACCTGAGCCTAAAGGATACAAGATACTTTGTGCAATTCCTGACGCTGCGGAAACTTATCAAGGTGGTATTGTAAAAGCAGATTCAACTAGAACTATTGAAGAACATTCGACTGTAGTTTTATTTGTAGTAAGAGTAGGTGATTTAGCTTATAAAGATGAGACTAGATTTCCTACGGGTCCATGGTGTAAAGAGGGTGATTTTGTTTTGACACGTGCATAC